CTCGATCTACATATTCTACGGGGACAATGATATCGTCCCCGTAGACGCGCACCTTGCCCCGCAAGCTGAGAACCAGCTCACGGGTAAGGGGAACTCTCCGCTCGAAAGCGATCGCAGCAAAGATGATGGTAGTAAAAACCATCGCCTCCACTGGGAACGTGAGCGCTGAGCCCATAGACGCGAACTTGGCCAGGGGAATAATCCCATGACCAGGCACATCGGCCTTCGTGCTCCTTGTCGCCTGGACCGCCTCGGATAACCGGGGAAATCTAGAAAACAGGAGCTCTACATGCCGATTCAAGACCCGATCAGATGCTTCGCTCAAATAAGCGTGGCGAGGCTGCCGTCGAGGCTGCCTCTCAGAGCGAGGAGCCGATTTGGCTCCTGTTCTTTGAATCCGACGAAGAATCGGCCGAGATCACACTTCTCTCGACGCCAGGATGGCGTCGTTGGGATGTGCTCCTCGCATGCATCGATGAATTGATGCGCGAGGGCCTGCTGACAGTATTGTACTGCGGCAGTCTCCTCGGAGATGATTCTTGGGGTCTTGGGCGTTTTAGGAACGGAGGTGACCTTCACAGGCACCTCAGCACCAGGCTCGAGAAACTCGACACGGTCCAGCTGGTCGTAACTGCGCCAGCTTGGGAGAGCGTACTCACCGTAAGGAAGTACAAACTCCAACCTGAGAGGCCACTTACTGATAGAGAACTTCGCGTTTCCGCGGAGCCTGTCAGCGGTGGCACCAGGGCCGTGCCTCGGCACGAGCATGAACCGATTGGCTGGATCGACGATTTTGCAATCGCACAGATCTACCCGGAGGTTCTGGAATCCGACTCGTAAAGAGTCGGGCATCGACTGTAAAAAAAAACTGTCGATGGCTCGTGGCTCATTGTGACTATGGATCCGATCCAAAGTGCTGCCCTTGTAAGGGTCTGCACCGCAGTCGTCCCAGTCATGAGCGAGATGATGTGTGTCGAGGAGACTATTCTCGACATGGCTAAACACATCAGCCCAAAGGAGGGTTGACGCTCTGAGGTAAAGGGGAAGAAATTCCTCAAAGCTACTGGAGTCAACACCCTCGAGTTCTGCCTCGATCTCGACGTACCGTTGCATTGCGCGAGCCTTGTCCTCTTCCGAGTACTCGGTCTCGATCTTGCCGAACACCATCGTAAGATGGCGAACGGCTTTGATGCAATCAACGCTAGGCACGTCGAGCAGAGTTCCACTAGTGTCGAAAATCTGACTCAGGAAACCTCGAAGGAATTCGGGGATACCTGCTGAGCAGTGGAAACCACTGAACAGTCTGGAGTCAATGGAGCCAGTTTCCAAGGCGTTGTGAAATGCCTTGGCGAACTTGGGAAGCGTGATCGTCAAAAACGACTCGCCCTCCGATTCGACACGAACCGCGGCTTTTTGTATGTCGCGGTCGGCGCTAGTACAGCACCAACTGGCCCATTCAAGGGCCAGTTCTCTCCACAGTGACATCAGGCTTTTCATGCTTGCTCCTGAAGAAAGGGGCTAGGCAGTCCGTAGTCCGATGTGCGCAGAAAGAGCTCTCTTGAGCTCTAGCTTTCCCCACCTAAAAGCTTGGTGAGGGCAGCCCCTGAAGAAGCCTGCAGATAGGTCAGAAACCCGTCTGTCAAGTTCTTCTGCTGCGTGACCGTGAGGCCCACGACAGGGGTTCGCGTGACGAGCCAGACAGAGTCTGTCACGTTCGTGTAAATCCCTGTTGCAAGTGGGTCCGCCACAGTCTGCGTCCGGTCAAGCTTGATCACTCGCTGGTTGAACGATTTGCCCAGAGTATGGGCCATCGACAACTTCACGAGTGAGTCGTCCTTGGCGAAGTTGCCAAGGTTGACACCCGTGCCGGTGCGATTAAGCACCTGAGCAACGGCGTTGACCGTGATTGTGATTGGTTCTGCGAACATGAACATCTCCTGTGATGAGTGACTGACGATTTGTCAGCCGTGGTTGAAAAACCCTGGGTTAAACCCCCAGAGCCACGGTCCCTACCATCGGGAAAGACCCAATGCAGAGATGATGGCGATCTGAGTCCCGGAAAGGGACCCGAATGATACGCCGAAGCCGTATGGTGTAGCCGCGCGACGGAGTTTAAACTCTTCCGTCCTAACCGACTTCTGAAAATGGGACGAGAATGTCCCATAATCGGTTGTCGTTCTTACAGAATGGCTCATAAACCAGCCATTGCGCAGCACCAAGCCGTCAGTACCGATGTTGGACACGTTGGTCATAATCGACCCCATGTTCCCCACCCAATCTGCGGCCCAGCTCCAAGGAGCAAGGTTCCAAAGAACCTCAGGAGTAATCCTAACACCCAGTAACTTTCGGGCATAGGATCCGTATCGACGAATATTATCATTCGTCGAACCACCAGTAGGGAGATAGTAAATAAACTCTCCCTCGAACCATTGTCGTTGAACGACAAGCTGGTGACGACCTCCACCTTGGAAGAAACCGATAGCG